CAGATTGACCCGTATTGGGTAATCGGGCAACTTGACAGCGAAGCACAAGGGGATCCAGCTTCTCTTAACTTTTACGAGCCGACCTGGTGGCAAGTTGGCGCTTTACGCATTCACAAAAGTCATTGTGTTATATTTAGAACTTGCGATTTGCCGGACGTGTTAAAGCCAACCTACCAGTTTGGTGGTGTGCCAGTGCCTCAGATGATAGCATCGCGCATTTATGCAGCCGAGCGCTTAGCAGATGAAGCGCCAGCGCTCGCATTGACAAAGCGGACAGATATTTACAAGGTAGACTCAGCTCAAGCTATAGCTCAGGGCGTTAACTTTTACGACAAAATTAATGATTGGATTTATAACCGGTCGAACTTTGGAATTAAAATAGTCGACAAAGAAAGCGAAGACGTAGTCACAAACGATACATCGCTTGACGGATTAAAAGATAACATAATGACACAATATCAGCTTTGTTGTTCAGTTGCAGATGTGCCAGCGGTGAAGCTACTAGGTGTGTCACCTACTGGGCTGAACTCGACTGGCGAAGGCGAAGAGGCTATTTATCATGAACTGATAGCAGGTTTACAAGCTGGAGCAGTTACAGATCTTGTTAACCGACACCACGACTTAGTAATTAAGTCAGTCATAATGCCTAAGTTTAATATTGCTAGTTTTGATACTACGATTAATTGGCGGCCACTTGATGAGATGACATCAAAAGAAAAAGCAGAGACTAATCAGCTCAAAGCTCAAACAGATGTATTGCTTAGCCAAGCTGGCGCGATAGATGGCGCAGATATTAGAAAGCGCATCATAACCGATGAGGATAGCGGTTATAACGGCATCGATGAGGAATTGCCAGACGATATTTTTGAGGACGAGGAAGACCTTAAAAGCGTATCAGTGCAAAAGGTAAGTGCTGAAGATGGCAGAGACATTTAACGATAAAAAGCAGGTTCTAACTGCTTATGAAATCCAACAAAATCAAAAGGAAAAGGTGTTGAAAGACAGTGCAATACATGGGAAGTAAAAATAGAATAGCGAAACATATTCTTCCAATCATGCTTGCGGAAAGAAGCCCAGATCAATTATGGGTGGAGCCCTTTGTTGGCGGCGCAAATATAATTGATAAGGTTGACGGTAAAAGGATTGGAAACGACATTCATAAACATTTGATAGCCTTACATAAAGCCCTACAGAATGGATGGATACCACCAACGGAAGTAAACAAGGAAATGTATTATGCTGTAAAGAACAACCAAGAAGACTACAGTGACGAACTTATAGGCTTTATAGGTTTTTTGTGTAGTTTCGGTGGTAAATGGTGGAATGGGTATGCCGCTAACAATAGCGGCGTTAATTACGCTGACCGAGGTAGCAGGATGTTAGTGAAGCAAGCTAAAAACTTTGAGGGTATTGAATTTTTATTCGGTAGCTATTTAGACATGAAAATACCCGCCAATAGCATTATTTACTGTGACCCACCTTATGAAGGTACAACAGCGTATAAAGACACTGTTAACTATGTTGAATTTTGGCAATGGTGCAGAGATAAAACAAACGAAGGACACAAAGTCTTTGTTAGCGAATACAATGCACCTGGTGACTTTGAATGTGTTAAAGTCGTAGAACACAAAACCCAACTTAACAAAAACATCAAATACAAAAGAGTTGAAAAATTGTTTAGGTTTAAAGAATAAGGATGATGAATATAATGGAATTTAAAAAGCACGTTAAAGGCAGGCGCTTAGCTTACAACGCTGGAATACAGGCTTGGTATAAGCGCGAGCTAAAAAAATTAGTCAGGCGCATGGGAAAAGAAGTCAGTAATGAAGTTTTACGGCTTTTTCGTTCTAATTTAGCTAAAGACTACCGCGAGCAGCAAAAGCAAATTGCTACGATGGATGCAAGTTTAGCTAGTCAAGCTCGAATATTAATGAATAAGTTGAAAGACAAATACACGGCTTTGTTTGACGATAAAGCGCCTTTTTTAGCTAAAGAACTAGTAAGCAGATCCGAAAAACAAAGCAGAAACAGTCTGAAAGATAGCTTTGAGGGCCTTATTAATGAGTATACATTAAGCCCCAATTATTTACCGGCAGGTGTTAAAGAGGTAGCTAAAAGCACTATTGCTGAAAATGTATCGCTTATAACAACCATACCAGAGGAATACTTTAAAAACATAACCGGCGCAGTGATGCGCTCTATAACAACTGGGTATGGAGTGAGTGAACTTAAAAATTATTTATCTAAGTTTTACGGTCAAAGCTCAAGAAAAGCAAAAAATGTAGCGTTAGATCAAACGCGCAAAGCGTACAATAACATTAATAAACAAAGGATGATGGCTGCTGGCTTAAATTCGTTTGAATGGATACACAGCGGAGGGGGCTTAAAGCCAAGACAAGAGCATATTGAGTTAAGCGGTAAAATCTTTAGCTTTGATGATTTGCCGGTCATTGTGCCGGACACAGGTGAAAAGGGCATACCTGGACAGGCTATTAATTGCGGGTGTACAATGAGACCAGTTTATGTTTTTCCGGAGGGGGAGCAATGAGCGCAAGAAAAATTGACACAAACGGATGGATTGAAATAAAAGGAAATCCAATATCAAAAGCCGGAGTTTTTCAATATCACGGCTCACAATTGCCGGCCTTTTTAGGTTTAGAGCAAGATAAAATGTACAATGTATACAGACCCAAAGAAGAATTAGAAAGTAAAGAGGCGCAAGATTCTTTCAAGCTTTTGCCGTGGACTGATGACCACCCGGACCGCTTGCTAGGTTCAACTGATGAGGGTTTAGTGCCAGCAGAAGCAAAAGGCGTGCACGGTGTAACTGGTGAGGAAATTTTTGTAGACGGTGATTTTTTAAAATGTAATTTAAAAGTTTTTTCCCAAGAATTAGCCGATCAAATAAATTCAGGGAAAAAGGATTTATCCATTGGGTATAAAGCTGATTACATTTTGGATAGAGGTGTGTATAATGGTACTGCCTATGATTTAGTGCAAACTAATCTACGAGGCAATCATATTTCGTTAGTTGATGAGGGGCGATCAGGCCGTGAAGTCAGCGTACTTGATAACAAAGGTGGAGGGGTAGTTGATATGAAAGAAGAAAAAGACATCATGGCGCATGATGAAGATCAGGCGCAAGATGGATTGACTCTAGAAATGCTAGCTTCAGAGATGAAAGCTATTAAAGAGGCACTAGCTAAGTTAATGGGCGTTGCAGAAGGATCAGCCGATGGCGACATGTGCGACATGGGCGAAAAAGCCGAAGCTAAAGACGAAGATGAGGAAGAAGTCGAAGTTGAAAAGCTAAGCGATTCAGACGAAAACGAAAAAGAATACATTGCTTCTGAAATTAAAGAAGATTTAGACGAAGATGCAGTCTTAGACGAAGATGAAGACAAAGACGCTGACAAAAAAGGCGCTATGGATTCAGCTAAGTTTAAAAAAGCAATTATGCAAGAAATCTCACAGCGTAACGAGTTGGCACAGCGCCTATCTAAACATATTGGGGTTTTTGATAGCTCAAGCATGACTTTGTCAGAAGTTGCTAAATACGGCGTTAAAAAACTTGGCTTATCTTGCAAAAAAGGTATGCACAGCGCTGTATTAGATGGTTATTTAGCAGGCCGTCGCGCTGCTGGTGTTGTTTCTAAGCCATCAATTGCAATGGACAAAGCTGTGAAGTCTAAGTCAATTGATCAGTATCTAAGAGGGGGTAAATAATGGCTTTTCAATCACAAATAAACATTCAACAAGGGTACGGCGTACCGGGTGACAAATACAGTGACTCACCTGTCCGAGCTGCTGCTTATTCGCTTAACTCTGCTAGCAATGACCTAAATATTGTAGGTCAAACAATGTATACAATCCCAAGCGGTTTGCAGGGTGTGGCTGCGGCTGGTAACGATACAGGTGTACCTGGCACCAATACTTTTGCTGGCCTTTTAGTTAATCCTAAGGTTTACGCTTCTCTTGGCACTCAGGCTGATGGTCCCTTAGCGCCTACTATGACTATTAAAAATAATAGCGTCGGAGAACTTGCAACCATGGGGCAATTTTTTGTTAGCTTGCCAGCTTTAGCTAATATCGGTGATTTAGTCATTTATGACAACCTTAGCGGCGCAATTGAAACAATACCACCAGGCACACCTTTGCCAGCCGGTTATAGTTTTGGTTTTGCAGAAGTTAAAGTGTTTATTGCTGATTCTGTTGGTGATGACGGCCGTTTTTTAGCTGTTATTGAGTTAACTCCAACTTTAGTAATTCCAGTATAAGGGGGAATAGAAAATGAGTTACACACAAGCAAGTCAAGTACATTCTAGCATCCCTGCCGGTGCTGGAAGTCTGAAAGATTTTAGTTTAGATGAATATCGCAGTTCTTACGGTCGCGGCTCTGCTGTTTTAGATCACGCTTGCGCTGATTTAAAAAGGCTAGGTATTGCTATTCAGCCACAGCAGATCAAAGAGTGGGCTGATAGCGTTGTAATGGATAGTGTACAACCTGGAGTTACTACTCCCAGCGTTGTTACCCCTTTGCAATTTTTGCAAGAGTTCTTGCCGGGTTTTGTCTATGTTATGACAGCAGCTCGCAAGATAGATGATTTTGTGGGTGTTTTAATTGCTGGTGACTGGCAAGACGAGCAGATTGTACGCGGTATTGTAGAACAAACCGGCTCAGCAGAGATTTACGGCGACACAACTAATCTAAGCTATTCAAGCTTCAACAACAACTGGAACACTTCGACAATTGTACGTTTCGAAGAAGGGCTTGAAGTTGGACAGCTAGAGCAAATGCGCGCAAGTGCACAAAACCTAGATGCAGCAGTACAGAAGCGCATTGGGGCTACTCGCTCACTTGAGATTAATCGTAACCTTGTTGGCTTTTTTGGTTTCAACGGCGGTTTAAATAATACTTACGGTTTTCTGAATGCGCCAGGTTTGCCTGCTTACTTACCAGCTCCGACAGGTAACTGGGCTGGCTCTACTTATCTTGAAATTGTGAACGACTTATTGTTTGCGTTTAATCAATTACAAACACAATCACAAGATAACGTTGACCCACGTAGTGTTGCGACCACTTTGGCTGTATCAACAAACACTGCCAGCTTCATTAGCCGTTCGACTGATTTCGGTTACAGTGTTGGAAAATGGTTAAGTGAAAACTATCCTAAGTGTCGCATTGTGTCTGCTCCACAGCTAAACAATGCTAACGGCGGGCAAAACGTATTTTATCTTTATGCAGATAAAATCGAAGACGAGTCAACCGACGGCGGTTTAACTTGGATTCAACCTGTACCAACTAAGTTTAGAGCGCTTGGCGTTCAGCAGTTAGTTAAGTCTTATAAAGAAGGCTACTCAAACGCTACTGCTGGTGTAATGTGTCAGCGTCCGACTTTGGTTGTACGTGTAACTGGTATCTAACTTATAGGTGTATAATGGGAAAATATTACGTTTATTCTACGATGTCTCAAGATGTTCGTTATTGTCAATATTCCAAGCAAGTGGGAGGGGGTGAGTTCACCCCTACCATTTTGAGGTCAGTAACTATTAAGGGCGGTTCAGGCGTTATCAACCGCAACTTAATAACCCCGCAAGGTGTTGTTACTCAGATTGATGAAGGCGAGTATAAGTTTTTAGAGGGCGGTGAGGGCCAAGCGCCAGATCGCACGTTTCAGGCTCACAAAAAAGCCGGTTTTGTTAAAGTTGAGAAGAAAAACTTCAAGGTCGAAAAAGTGGTAAAAGACTTAGAAGCTAGAGATAAGTCTTCTCAAAAAACAAAAGATGACTTTAAAAATAAAAAAGGCGAGTCTGAAGTGCATTCAGTCGGATAAATGTGAAGAGTCAGGGGGTCGAAAGTGGGGACACTAACGTTTAATGTAACACTGTTTCGCGAGCAGTTTCCCGCTTTCGCAAACCCCGTTGAGTACCCAGACGCACAATTGCAGATGTACTGGGATATGGCCGTTTGTTATGTTGATCCTGTTGAATTTTGTTATTTAACAGGCGACTGCTTGCAATTGGCCATTAACCAGATGACAGCACACCTAGCCGCTTTATACGGCTTAATTGCTGACGGGCAGAATCCCGGATTTATAAAAGACGCTAGCATTGATAAGGTGCATGTAAGCTTACAAGCACCACCGGACAGATCGCAGTGGGGAACTTGGTTAGCTTCGACACCCTACGGGCAAATGCTATGGGCACTGTTACAAGCTAAAGCGGTGGGCGGCTACTATGTTGGAGGCACACCAGAAACAGCAGCATTTAGAAAAGTTGGGGGCTATTATCAATGACCGTTGCCGTAAAGCGCGGAACTGGTGCTAAAAGGTTACAATCGGCACTAAACGACTTAGATCGACACACGCTCAAGGTAGGCTGGGTAGCTGGCAAACAATATCCAGGCACGCGAATGACGACCGCACAAGTTGCAGCTATTAGCGAGTTTGGTGCACCTGCTAAAAATATACCACCACGGCCAATTATCAGGCCGACTATTATTAAAGATCGCAATATGTGGAGTAAGATAACCACTCAAGAAAGTAAAAACGTTATAAGCGGCAAAAGTACTGTAAAAAATTTGTATGAAGTACTTGGCAATTTTGCAAGTGGCGACATTAGAAAAATGATCACTACAATTAAAGCGCCACCGCTAAAGCCTGCTACTATTCGCGCAAGAGAGCGCACCTACACAAGAAAATCAAACAAAGCAGAAAGGCAGGCGCAAATTGCGCAACGCATGCAAAGCACAACCCTTGCTAAGCCTTTGGTTTTTACTAAAGTCTTATTAAATTCTTGTACTTATGAGGTGTCAAAAGCATGATACCTGGGCAGAATCTTCTTAAGATGGCTTTAACTGTTATTGCTAAACAAACAGTTACTTATTATAAATACGCTAGCCGTAGTTTAAATGACGTCGGGCAAGATGTTACTGTTTATGAGGCACCAGTACAGATAAAAGGAAGCTTGCAGCCTATCGAGCGTAAAATGTATGAAAAGTTTGGTCTTGATATGCAGAATGATTACGTTATTTTTTACGTGCCGCAAGATATACTAGACATAGAGCGAGACGTGTCGGGTGATCAAATAGAATATAATGGCAACCGCTACCAGTGCCAGAGCGACACTGAATGGTTTTCTCAAGATGGTTGGGATGCTATTCTATGTGTAAAAATAAGAAAGGTTGTCTAGCATGCTTGATAACGAATTAATAAAGTTGTTTTTACCAATTATACAAAACGGACTAGCTGCAGACTTTCCAGAAGTTGTGATCAAGCAAGCCTATCAACCGACACAACAAGGCATAAATACCGGGCCGACTGTTTATTTTTATAAAATAGGCGATAAGCGCTACGGCACTCACGAAATAACAGAGGTTTGGAATGAAGGCGACCAAGAAGAAGTACACACGGAAAGCCAGCAATATGAGACAACTTTTCAGATATCAGCGTTAGTTTTACAAGACGTTAATAACACAAACTCTTATACAGCGTCGGACCTTGTCAATCGTGTTTCTTACATAATGCAAAGCGATGCAACGCTAGCGACCTTGTGGGCGCAGAATGTTGGTATTTTACGTGTAACCGATGTTTTAAACCCGTATTTTATGGACGACAGAGATCAATTTGAGGCTTCACCGTCGTTTACTTTTACTTTAACGCACTTACAGACTATATCAAATATAGTGCCTGTGGTAGAATTAAAAGAAGAAATAGTTGTT